TAGACGGATTGGTTGAGTCAATTCAAGGTCGTAACGGTATTATTAGAGGCTACAATCTAGAATTTGCAGTTAGAGAAGACAACAAACCGTTAATCTACTTCCAAGCTTTGGTTAAATACGTAGAAGTGGTAAGACAAAGACTACCTCAAGACTCTTACGTACAAAATCAAATCGATGAGATCGTAGATTTATTAGAAACAACTAAGTATAAATTAGAAAACTTAAGATAGTGATTAAATTAGGAGAACTATTGAACGAAGTGCTTCAAGAAAAGTCTTGTTGGAAAGGCTATATCGCTAGAGGCACTAAAAAGAAAGGCGACAGAATGGTTCCTAACTGCGTTCCTTTAGAGGAGCAAGAGGAATTAGAAGAAGCCAAATATCAAGGTCGCACAGTTACTCTTAATAAACCTTTCTTAACTCCCGATGGTCCTAAAAAGAGATCGGTGTACGTTAAGAACGCTAAAGGAAACGTAATTAAAGTAAATTTCGGTCAGAAAGGAGTTGCAATTAAAAAGCACTTACCTAAACATAGAAAATCTTACAGAGCAAGACACGGATGTAGCAATCCTGGACCAAAATGGAAAGCAAACTATTGGTCTTGTAAAGCATGGTAATATGATAAAATTAAAAGACATACTAGTAGAAATGGGCTCGATGACAATCGCGCCTGTTTTAGATTTATACGATCAGAATCCTCAAAAGGTTTCTAATGCTTTATTTCCAGGTAAAAAAACAAAGTCTAAAGACGAAGTAGAAAAAGAATTAAGAGGCTTCGACTACAATGAGTTCAGTCAATTTAGAGACGAACTTGGAGTTGAAATAGAAGAAGCCGAAAGAACTAAAGCTGGAAGAAAGGTAAATAAAGCCTATCTTACCAAGAATAAGTCTGCAATGAAAGGAGAGATCGATAGAGTTGCAAAATTAAGCAACGACGATCCTTCGGCTTACACTAAATGGGACGCAGATTACGCAGACAAAGACAAAAAGAAACCATACGCAACTAAAAAATCGGCAGCCACTTCAGCTTACGAAAAAAGATTTGGAAAGAACGAAAGCATTAACGAAGGCGACGCAGATAAAGCGCTATCAAATAAAGCGAAAGCAACCGGCATATCAAAAACAGTTTTAAGGGGCGTATACGATAAAGGATTGGCCGCTTGGAAAACTGGGCACAGACCTGGAGTTGGACAGCATCAGTGGGCAATGGCAAGAGTTAATTCTTTTGTAACTGGAAAAGGCGGAGCAAGAAAAGCAGACAAAGGCTTATGGAAAAAAGCAAGCAAATCGAAAAAGAAAAAAAGCAATCTAGAAGAACTTAGTCTAAAGAAAATGCTAGGAACAGCAGCGTTAGCCGCAGGATTAGCCGGTTCTCCAAATATGGCTCAAGCACAAAATCAAGCGCCGGTTTCTCAATCTCAACAACAAGACACTGCTCAAACAGCGACTGCTACATACGCACATCCAAACGAAAATACAGCAAGAAGTGTTGCAACAACTAAAGCTCGAGCAGCGTTAGCAACTAAATTAGGAAAACCAGAAGGCTCAATAAGCACTTCAACAGCAGATACAAAAATGTACAAGCTAGCAGACGGTAGATACGAATGCACAGCAACTGTTAAAATAAATTGATAAAATACCAAATAATGAAACTTAAAGACATTCTTAAAGAAGCAGTAGCTGAAATCTCTTACAAAAAATCAGGATTAAAAAAGCCAAACTTGGCTGATTTAGACAAAGATAAAGAAATCTCTTCTTACGAAAAGAAAAGAGGCGACGCTATTGAAAAAAGCATGAAAACTAAATTCAAAACGCAAGCGCCTAAGAAAGAAGGCATTAGATTTGGTAACGAAGAAAGACCAATGGAAACAATGCCATCATTGTCAAGATCAGAAATGGTAGCAATGGATTCTAGAAATAATATATGTAAAGAATGCGGAGCTTCAATGATGTACGAAGATAAAATGTGCGCAGAGTGTGGATATATGGAAGAAGATGGCGACGCTACTTCTTTGCCTTCGTCTCTTATAAATGGACCAGTTAAAAACGATGAAGACGGATATTCTGAAGGAATGGATCACGAAGTTTCAATGGCTCAAAACAGTTTAAAAGCAATCGTAAGCGCAGCAAGCGAATTGATGAATAAAATGGGTCAAGAAGAAAAAGACGTTCCAGCTTGGATTCAAGATCATATTACAAACGCTGAGAACTATATTTACCAAGCGAGCAAAAACTATCACGAATATTCTCAACCAGAGCATAATGACGGTCTTGCTTTAGAAGATTTAATGGAAGCAAAACGTAAGCGTAAATAATTATAAACATGAATCTAGATAAATTAAAAGGACACATACCAGATAAAGTAATCGAACAGATTCCTGGAGTAATGGAGAAATTTCAAATCAATACTCCATTAAGATTGGCCCATTTTCTAGCTCAATGTGGCCACGAATCTGGCGGATTTAGATTAACAAAAGAAAACCTAAACTATTCAGCCAAAGGTTTGAATGGCATTTTTAAGAAGTACTTTCCAACATTAGAATCAGCTAAAGCTTATGAAAGAAAACCTGAGAAGATTGCTAATAAGGTTTATGGAGGTAGAATGGGTAACGGCGCAGAGTCAACTGGAGATGGCGCTAAATATTGTGGTCGCGGTTACATCCAATTAACTGGTAAAGACAACTACACAGCATTCGGAAAATCAATCAACGAAGACATTGCAACTAATCCAACATTGGTTGCTGACAAATATGCTTTATTATCTGCAGCTTGGTTTTTTAATAAGAACAAATTGCACATAATGGCCGATGGTGGTGCTACTGATGCAGTAGTTACTTCAATCACAAAAAGAGTAAACGGTGGAACTATCGGATTACCTGATAGAATCAAACATTTCAAAGAATATCACGCATTGTTATCATAATGAATAAAGACTTAGACATATTAAAAGCAATTCTTTTAGAAGCCGAAGGCGACGAGAAGGAAGTAGAGAAAAACGACGCGGAAGAAAAAGCCGACAACAGAGCTAGCGAAAAAGACGACAAACCTGATTCCTCTTTTGATAAGGACCCAATGGGTTTTATTCTAAAGAAGTACCACACGTTGAACGAGTTATTGAGTGAATTAATGACTCCTGCTTTTAAAGAATACATTACTGCTATATTCATTCAGTCACCTAAGCCTACTACTTTTAAAATTGTTTTACATAACACTCAATACTTCTATTTAAGTTATATGGGCGATGGCATATACGAAGCTATTATAGCAGGTAAAAGACATTATTTGTCTTCTATCGGTGAAAAGGAAAGAGCAATGAAAGGCATTAGTAGATTGCTACAACAAGGCAGTCCATTAAAAACAAAAGGACCCGAAGGCGCCGAAGAGGGAACAAGACCTGAAGGCGAAGACGATGGCAGTTTAAGCGGTGGAAATAATAACGGAGGTGGAGATCAAACTGGAGTTGAAACTACGCCAGCTGCAGAAGAAGAGGACTCAGACAACGAACCACTAACAGAATCAATCATACTAAGGGCTTTAATTAAAGAAGCGGCGACTCCTGATTTAAGATCTACTTTCAATTCAGAAATGAAAAGATTAAATTTACCTGGAGATAAAGGAACTAAAAAGCCTGCACATTTAAGATATCAATTGGGTAGCGATCCTAGTAAAAATATTACCAAGGCCGCAGATAAAGTATTGGGCAAAGGCAACTATACTATGGCCGACATAAAGATGGGATCTAAAGATTCTGCTTCTGGAAGTTATCCAACTATAAAAGTAACAGTAACAAAACCTACACAAAATTTCAAAAAAGGAGATTTTGTTTTAATAGTAAATCAAACTGGTCAAGAGAATAAAACAGTTACTTTCAAAGCTTTAACGCCAGTTAAATTAGGAATTGCTGGAGATTATAAAGATTTAAACAGTCTAGTACAAGCAACTACAAGAGCGGTTCAAAAAAATAAAAACTTAGGAAAGATATTGACAGGTTTGGTCACAGATACTGCGAATAATACGCCTACTTCAAAATCAGGTCTAGCTAAATTAAGAAGTGGTAAAACAAACGTACCACTTTCAAAACAAACTACACAAGCATTGGGTGGCATTTCTAAAGAAGACAAGAATACAATAGGTAAAGACTTTGGAGAGGTTCTTGGAGGAATATTCTTGGGTAAAATGGTTGGAATTAAAAAATCACTTAACTTCCCTAAAGGAAACGAACCATTAGTTGATTTCTACATTGATGGATACAAAATATCTTCTAAATACGAGAAAGGCGCAACAGCTTCTTTAACTGATTTGTTAAAAGCAATTAAACCAGATCAAATTAAAAGCGACAAAGATCAATACGCTCTATATAAAGCCTTATTACCAATGCTTAGTGAGACAAGTCCTAACGCATTCTTAAAAATAGCATCAGCATTTCCAAAAGATATGCCAGCAATCACTACATTAGCAAGCATTATAGGTACTGACGCAAAAGATTTAACAGCTCAGAAAATTAACGATTATTTAAAGAAACTTTTTGCAAAAACAAATGCAAATACGCCTATCAAAAAAGACGCAGTATTCTTTAAAAAATTCAATCCATTTTTTAACCAAACTAAGAGATTGCCAGGAAAAGGCTCTAAAGTTGATTGGGCTACAATGAAGAAAAAAACTGGTGACAATGGATATTACGGAGCTATAACTTCTCCACTATCTTATTATGTAGCCGATCAAATGAATACGAAACCTAAATTTGTACAAGCGTTAAAGGAAATGATTTCAAAAACTGGAGTTAAACAAATGTACTTGACTTTTGATTTAAAGGGTGATGGTAGCATGGGCTTTGACGTTAGATCATTCAACGATCCAAACGCCAGTTTCAAATTTGATATTCCAAGCTTGAGCACGCTAAATCCAACTAGTAGCAAATTAGGTTTCTCTTTAACTAAATAATTGAGTACCATAGACTTTAGTTAAAAAGTATCAAGAAAATTTATTAAATTGGTTATATGAAAAAGATTACGTACGGTGTCATGAAAACTATCGATGGCATCACAATTCACTACATTCAAGATCCGGGACAGAATAGAAAACCTCACAATTTGAAAGGCCCTGCAATGATTTATGCTGACGGCAAAGAGGAATATTACATAAATGGACTTAGAATGTCCCATTCTCAATTTTTATTAATTAGTAAAAAGCGCATCTATGACTCTGTGGCAGAAGAGGCTTAGTGGCATATTTATTAGAAAACTAGAAAACTATGAAAATAGCAATTAAAGGCGTTATCGTCTTATTTTTATTGGCAGCAATTTGGTTACTTGTTAAAGAATTTGATGGTATTAGATTCAAAACAGAGTCTTACGAAAACACAATAGATTCTCTAGCCGTTCAAATCGATTCTTTACACGGTCAGAACGATAGTTTAGAAACAGCTATCATTGACGAAGAGTACAAGAACCAAGTGTTAATCGTTAAATCGAACATTTTAAAGGACAATATTAAAGCTTTAAAAGAAGACAAATCAGAGTTAGAGGCAGCAGCTAAAATGAGACCTCATGAGATTGACAGCTTCTTTGTAGTAAGATATGCAGAGCAATACAAAGTAGAAACTAAAGACACAACTATCCTACCAGCGCCTGTTTCAAAAGCAGTAGTAGTTGATTTAATTGATTTTGATAGAACAAAGAATATCGTTTTAAATCAAGACAGTTTAATCACTAACTTAGAATCTACTGTAAATGGTAAAGATAAAGTAATTGTAACCCTAAGAACTAAAGAGGGCAACTACGAATCAATCATACAAAAGCAAGTTCAACAACAAGACAACTATAAAATTATGGTTGAAGGCTTAAAAGGCGACATTAAAAAATTGGACAGAAAAAATAAAATCAATAAGCTTACTAAATTTGGAATGGGTTTTCTAATCCTTGGTCTTGCAGTAACGCATAAATAATGGCAGACAGTCAGATTGATATAAAAGAAAGAATTAAGCACGAGTTTATAACTTGCGCTAAAGATCCGGTGTATTTCATGAAGAAGTACTACATGATCCAACATCCACAAAGAGGCAGAATGTTGTTCGATCTTTATCCATTTCAAGAAAAGGTATTAACCTTATTTCAAAAACACCCCGAATCCATAATCAATAAGTCAAGACAGTTGGGTATCTCTACTCTAGTGTCTGCTTACTCTTTATGGTTGATGATATTTTCAAAAGATAAGAACGTTCTTGTAATTGCGACGAAGCAGGACACTGCAAAGAACATGGTTACAAAAGTTAGATTTGCTTACGATAACCTTCCAAACTGGATGAAGATTGGAGCGGCCGCAACTTCCAACAACGCATTAAGTTTAAGACTAACGAATGGTTCTCAAATCAAAGCTGTATCGGCAGCCGGTGACGCAGGTCGTTCGGAAGCCGTATCTTTGCTAGTGATTGATGAGGCCGCGTTTATCGATAACATTGAAACCATCTACACTGCTGCTAAGATGACCTTGGCTACAGGTGGTGGATGCATAGCTTTATCTACTCCTAACGGTGTTGGTAACTGGTTCCACAAATCTTACACAGAAGCGCAATTACAAAAGAATAGTTTTCTACCTATTTCGTTGCCTTGGAATGTCCACCCCGAAAGAGCACAAGACTGGAGAGACAAGCAAGACACTGATTTGGGAGCTAGAATGGCTGCTCAAGAGTGCGATTGTGACTTTGCTACCTCAGGTAACACTGTAATTCCTCCAGAAATTTTAACTTGGTACGAGGCAAATATGATATCCGAGCCACTCAATAGAGAAGGCCAGGAAAAAGCACTTTGGATTTGGGAATATCCCAAGCCCACCACGTACTATATGGTAGTAGCTGACGTAGCGAGGGGAGACGCAATGGACTACTCTGCATATCACGTTATAGATACAGAGACATTAACACAAGTAGCTGAATTTAAAGCCCAGACAGATACCAGGGTGTTTGCCAACGAGTTGATAGCAATAGCAACCAGATACAATCAAGCTTTATTGGTAATTGAAAACGCAAATATAGGTTGGGACGTGGTTCAAGGCGTGGTAGAGAGTGGCTATTCCAATATACACTTTAGTCACAGAACCGATAGCAACGCGGACCTAAACAGCTATTTACAAGTGCATTATGGCAACTCTACTCTGGTACCAGGATTCACCATGAGCACCAAGGTTAGGCCTTCGGTACTAGAAAAGATGAGAGATTTTATTGAAACCAAAACGGTAGTTATAAGATCGATTAGATTATTAGAGGAGCTTCGCGTATTTATATGGAAGAACGGTAAGCAACAGGCCATGTCAGGATACAACGATGATTTGGTCATGGCTTTCGCGATCGCTATGTATTTGAGAGAAACTTCTTTGAGATTTAGGAGAACAGCAGAAAGTTTAACTCACGCTACTTTAAATGCGTATACAAAAGCGGGAGACGATAGCCCGATGTACCAATCTTATACTAATTATGGTCAAAATCCATGGAAACAAGAGATAGTAACTCCCATGGGACAAGAACAACAAGATTTAACTTGGCTTTTATAACAATATAATATGGCAGAGAACAAACAAGACAATCTATTTTCGGCACTAAGAAGACTATTCTCCACTGATGTCATTATCAGAGATTCTGGAGGTAAGAACTTAAGCGTAATAGATACAGAGCACATCCAGACTTCTGGTGTAATTCAAACTAACTCGTTAATCGATAGATTCCACAAGGTATACACTACGTCTACTGCTTATGGAGTTAACCTAAATCTAGCGCAGAACTACCAATCATCTCGTGTACAAATATACGCTGATTACGATGCAATGGACACTGATGCCATCATCGCTTCTGCTTTGGATATTATCGCAGATGAGTGTACTTTAAAGAACGATCAAGGTCAAGTACTACACATTACTTCTGCTGACGAAAACATTCAAAATATACTAGAAAACCTGTTCTACTCAGTAATGAACATAGAATTTAATCTATGGTCTTGGATTAGAAACATGTGTAAGTACGGTGATTTCTATTTAAAATTGGAGATCGCAGAGAAGTACGGAGTTTACAACGTAATTCCATTCTCGGCTTACAATATTGTTAGACAGGAAGGCTTTAATCCTAAAAATCCAAACGAGGTAAGATTCAAATTCGATCCTAACGCTGCTATAAGTTCTACGACAGGATACACTTCGGCATACAACAATCAAGATCCAGGAATTTGGTTTGATTTGTACGAAATGGCTCACTTTAGATTCTTGGGCGACGTTAACTATTTACCATACGGTAGATCTTACTTAGAACCAGCTAGAAAACTATTCAAACAATATACTTTAATCGAAGACGCGATGTTGATTCATAGAATTACTCGTGCCCCAGAAAGAAGAACATTCTACGTTAACGTGGGAGCCATCCCACCAAACGAGGTTGAGAACTACATTCAACGTATGATCGGCAAGATGAAGAAGACTTCTCTTATCGACGCTCAAACTGGTCAATACAACATGAAGTTCAACCAACAGAACTTATTGGAGGACTTCTTTATCCCAGTTAGAGGTAACGATCAATCTACTAGAATTGATACTGCAAAAGGTCTTGAGTACAACGCTATCGAAGACGTTCAATACTTTAGAGAGAAACTATTTGCTGCTCTAAAGGTGCCTAAAGCATTCATGGGATACGAAAAAGACTTGACCGGTAAAGCAACGCTAGCCGCAGAAGACATTCGTTTTGCTAGAACAATTGAGAGAATTCAAAGAATCATTGTATCAGAATTAAAGAAAGTCGCATTGGTTCACTTGTACGCTCATGGATACACTAACGAGTCTATAACCAACTTCGATATTCACTTGACAAATCCTTCCATCATATACGAGCAAGAAAGAATTGCTATGATGAAAGAGAAGATTGACCTTGCAAATCAAGCAGTTGAAAACTCTTCTTTACCTAGAGATTACATATGGAAGAACGTATTTAATATCTCTGAGGACGAATTTAATGAGCTTGATGACCTTATTGTTGAGGATCAAAAGCGCAAATTTAGATACAAACAAATCTCCGAGGAAGGAAACGATCCTGCAGAAACAGGCCAAGCATTTGGTACTCCTCATCAGATTGCCAGTCTTTACGGAGGCAAAGGTGACGGATCTTTAGACGTTCCTAGAGGCTACGACGAGACAGATCCTAAAGAGCCGATGAAGGTTCCAGGAAGACCTCAAAAGTACAAATCTATATACGGAACTGACGAATCTCCATTTGGCAGAAGCGGAGTTTACGATATGGCTACTCAGAATGCTGAGACTAAAGAAGATAAGACAGGAGTCAGTTTTAAAGGAGGCGCTATGAACATGGAAAGCACTAAAGCAATCTATTTTCAGAACAAAAATTCAATAGAAAAGATGTTTGAAAAGCAAAACACTAGAAAAACGCAGCTTTTTGAACAATCTGACCTATTAAGCGAAGACAACATTATTGACAATCTAGATTAGAATATTTAGATATTTATTAGCAAGCCGATCAAAATAGCTATGGCAATTAAACATTCGAAATATCGTAACACCGGTATTTTATTTGAACTTTTAGTAAGACAGACAACCTCAGACCTTTTGAACAATCAGGACTCTAAAGCTGTCAAAATACTTAAAAAGCACTTTACCAATACAGAATTGGGAAAAGAGTACAGCTTGTACAGTGCATTCGTAACCAGCCCAAAACTTTCAGAAGCCAAGGCCGAGATTCTTATTTCTACTATTTTAGAGCAGTATAAGAAACTAAGTCACGAAACACTAAGTAAAGCAAAGTACAATCTAATCAAAGAAATTAAGAAGACCTACAACCTAGAAGACTTCTTTAAAGCCAAGATAGAGAACTACAAGCCTTACGCTTCTGTTTATACAATATTCGAATCTCAAAGCAGTCCAAACTCTGACACAAAACAGATAGTTTTAAACAAGATCAATTTATTAGAGCATATCACTCAAGAATCTATTAAAGATATGCAAGCTCCACAATCAATGGTTGAGGAGTTAATGAACGAAGATAAAGAGATCAGAATTTTAACGTATAAATTATTGGTTGAAAAATTCAATAAGAAGTATCAAGGCCTTTCAGAAAGACAAAAGGGCATTTTAAAAGAATACGTAGCAAGCATTTCAGATTCTGCTAACTTAAGAAAGTTCTTAAACGAAAAGTTAAAGGAAATTAAGCAGGAACTTATAGAGCAAACTGAAAAAGTGCAAGACAAAGTTACCAAGATTAAAACTCAAGAGGTTATAAAGTTTATTAAGCCATTGAAAGAAGGCATCGCCATTAAAGACGAAACAATTACAGGATTATTACAATACTACGAATTAATCGACGAGTTAAAAAGAGTATCTAAATAATGAAGAAACCTTTCAATAATCAACTTGCCACTCAAAGACTAAGAAGCGAAGACAGCGTAACTGGAGGAAATGCTCCTGCAAATACAGCTGCCACTTTCAAAGCTGGAGACGGTATGCAGTACGCTACTAAGAAAGCTTTCAAAAAGAAAAACGAGGTAAAAGACGTAGAACCAAAATATGCAGCGGGTAAAGCTAATAACTACGTAGCAAAAAAATGGGGATGGAAACCTGCACCATCTATTCCAAACAGACCATCTAAAGGCGGATTCCAATACAAGCAGATGTTTGAAGATATGGAAGAGGGCGTTTTACAACCAGTAAATCTGGACAAAGATTCTCTTTCTCCAATGGAATATCAACAAGCACAAAAATACGAGAGCTTTAACGAAAACGATTGGACTTTTGACGACGTTTCTAAAAG